AGGAATGGGGCGATCCATTCGAGCGGAAAGGCTTGCCATCATGACGAGAGAAGAAGTGGCAAAGCTCCTTGCAATTATCACGGCCTATTGGCCGTCCTTCCCCCACCAGGGCGACGTGACGGTTGCGGCCTGGTATCGCCTCTTGGCCCATCTTCCCAGCGAGCCCGTCTATCAAGCGGTCCTGCGGCTTGCCGCAACGCATCATTTCCCGCCATCCGCGGCTGAAGTGCTGGAGGAAATGGCGCGAGCATTGCTTCCGGAAGAGGCGCGCCTGTCTCCAGAAGAAGCCTGGCTTCGGGTGGTGGAAACCATCCGTTCCACGCCCCTTTCCCAAACGCCGCGTCTTCCTGGAATCCTGGGGCGCGCTGCCGAAATCGTTGGTTGGTGGACCATCCGCATGTCCGACGATCCCTTGTCAGTTCAGCAGCATTTCATGCGCGTCTTTGCGCAATTGCAGCGGCGCCTTCTGCGGCAATTGCAACTCCCTGCATCGCCGGAAGCGAAAGCTGCGCTCCAAGCTTCGCAGCGCCAATCATCGTTGCGTGCAATCCGTGATATACAAATTCTTCCAGGAGGTGAGGAATGAGCGAATCGATCGCGTGCCCAGGGTGCTGCAGCACGAATGTCCGCTTGGCCCGTCGGCAGGCTATTGTCCCAGCACCAGTTGGGCAATTTGTCTATCTGATCTCCGGACAAGAAGTTATTGGGCCCTTTATGGTACTGGCCCTTGGTTTTAGCTTGGCTGAGCTGCAAGCTCCTGCCCAGACCTATCGCTCAGAAACCTTGCACAATGGCAGGCGCCAGGAGATTGAAATCGTTGATGAACCGGCGCCCTTCTGCTCGATGGCATCGCCAGTTGTGAGCTTTGCGTACCAGGAAACATGGGTGCTCGTTGCAGCCGATGGTCTTGAAAGTTATTGGCATCTTCTGGGAGAAACAGCGTTCTTTACCAAGGATGCAGCGCTCGATGCGCTTTCTGAACGGGTCGGTGTTGTTCCAGAAAGCATCATGCCATTCGACGACGCTTTCCCATCATTGTGATCGGGGACGAGAGACAGGGACAGCGCGCCATGGGGAAGAGGCATTGGAAACGTATACCTGGGGTAGATTATTATGCCGAGCAACTCGCGCAGCAATGCCAAGCGGCTGGTATTCCCGAGCCACAACGCGAGTTTCAGTTTTTGCCGGACCGCAAGTTCCGATTTGACCTAGCTTGGCCTGAACATGGTATTGCTGTTGAGGTGCATGGGGGAATTTGGATCTATGGGCGCCACCAACGCCCATATGGCTTTGTCAAGGATCTGGAAAAAATGAACCTTGCCGTATTGCATGATTGGAAGGTATTGGCAGTGGTGCCAGACATGATTCGAGACGGGCAAGCATTGCACATGATCCAGAGGCTTTTTGAAAAATTGCGGCGGTGACCATGGGCGATCCGTTCTGGACATATGAGCGGATCTCGTGGGCGTTGCTCAATTACCACGATCTCCGAGCAGGGGCGCGTCCCCCGCGCAATCCCTTATTACCCCCTCCTCCGCCGCCGCGGCTTCGTGCGCAATTGGACCCTCCGGACATTGAGCTCGTGAGGATCTTGTTTGATATCGAACTTGGCCTAGCCCGTCTTGCTGCACAGAACCCCGACCTCCACCGGCTCATTGCGTCCGTGTATTTGGACCCAACGCCCTCATGGCAGCGATTGTCCGTCCGAAATCGAGTCGTAGCGCTTGCCAACTTGCAATTGTGCTCCCCTCGAACTATTTGGCTTCGCTTGCAAAAGGCAAAAGCACAAATGGTCTCCCTGCTATCCGGAGAAAGCGGAGAAACTGGGCTTGAATAGCCTTACAGCACTTTGCTAAAATTAGTGGCTGGGGGGAGCATTGTGCCCCATCAAGCCGTATTGCGGAGTGCGTACCACTTCTATCGTGCGCACCAGCTTTACTGGGCGTTCGCTCATCTGGTTCCCGACATGGTGGCACCTCCTCCTCACTCCCCCAAGACGGACCCTGTGGCGCCAACGCTGCTCCCCCCTGCCACAGGGTTTTGCAAAGATGTCCTACTATGCCGGCTGGTTTCGGGCGCGGGGAGTTGATGAAGTCTGGACAATATTGGAAGCGAAAAGGAGCCAAAGAACCAAACATACGACAACTGGAGCTCCAGCATCGCGCACTGGAACTCCGCCGGCAAGGCTTGAACTATCATGAAATTGCGCGTGAGCTCAAGGTCAGTACGCACAAAGCCTATGAGTTAGTACAATCGGCGCTCACGCGCTGGATGTTAGAGCCTGCCGAAGATGTTCGCCTGCTTGAGCTACAGCGCTTGGACGCATTGCTCGCGGCGCTATGGGACAAGGCAATTGCCGGTGACCTTGCCGTAGTGGACCGCGTCTTGCGCATCATGGAACGGCGAGCGAAATTGCTTGGATTGGACCAAATCGAAGTTGTCAGCACAGACTTGGGTATTGCTGTCCTAAAGCTTTTGCAAAAGCTACCGCCTGAAGAGCCGGCGCCAATTGTAGATGGCGAGTATCGACAACTCAGTGATGGCCATGATGCGGGGCACAGCGATGAAGAAGCAAAAAGCGTCAATCCCGACAATTGACGAACGCCCTGCTGGGACACGGGCATTCGGGCCTGCGCTGCCTTTTCAGGGTGATGGTTTTATTCCGCCAACAACTGAGGAAACTGCCAATCTCATCGCACAAGCGTTGCTGAGGACAAAAAACCCTGTTATTTTCGCAGAGGCATGGCTCGATATCCGGCCGCATGAGGGGCAGCGTAAATGGCTTCTTGCGCCAAAGCCGCACTTGGCCGTTCTGGTCGCTGGTCGTCGCTTTGGCAAATCGATGTGCACAGCCATCGACGCTCTCTATTTTGCTCTGACGCACCCGAACTCCAAGCAAGCGATCATCTCCGTTACCTTGGACCAAGCACAGACAGTGTTTAACTACATCAACGATTTCATCACGCAGAATGAGTTGCTGAAGATCTTTGTTGCCAAGGTGCGTCAACAGCCGTTCCCAACGATTTACTTCAAGAATGACAGCTTTATCACAACTCGAGCTGCGGCGCGCCAAGGGCTCTATCTCCGCAGTCATGGCTTTGACCGCGTTTATGCCGACGAAGCGGAGTACCTTTCCGAATCGATCCTGGTCGAAGTGGTTTCGATGACGCTTGCCGACCGAGGTGGGCAACTGTTTCTGACGACAACACCCAAGCATGTGCGAGGGTATGTCTATCGGCTCCTTGAACGCGGGCTCAGTGGTGACCCTTCAGTCTATGCGCAGACTGGCACAACGTTCGACAATCCGTATATCAATCGCGAATTCGTCGAATCGCTTCGCGATCAGATGCCGGCGGTTGTGTGGCAACGCGAGGTAGAAGGCAAATACGTCGACGACACAGAATCAGTTTTCCGCTTCGAGGATATCCAAGCGGCATACGATGACGTGGGCTGGGATGTACCTGAGGCTCCTGTAGCTGGCAGGCGCTATGTGCAAGGCGTCGACTTAGCAAAGACCAATGATCACACTGTCCACATTATTCTTGACGTGACGGAGCGCCCATATCGTGTGGTGTTTTTCGAGCGCTATCAGCGTGTGCCTTGGCCGGCGGTCAGCGCACGCATTCGTGAACTGCACAATAGGTACCAATGTCGGCAAACGCTCGTTGATGCTACTGGCGTCGGAAGTGCAGTGATGGATGAGCTTGCTGACATTGCGAAACCTTTCGTCTTCACAGCAAAGTCGAAAGTTGAACTTATCACTTCAATCCAGGTAGCACTCGAAAAACGCCACTTGCGCTTCCCGTTCATTCGCGTGCTCGTCGACGAATTGCATAGTTATCGCTACAAGGATGATGACATTAGCACCGATACCGTGATGGCGCTGGGTCTGGCATTGCGTGCAGCGGGTCAAGTGGCCTACGATAAGCTCATTATCCGCACAGTGGAATGGCCATCTATCCCGCGGAGGCATCATCCTACGGAGGCACCATGGGCTTCTGGAGCCGCTTGCTGAAGCGTGACAACGGTGACCGCACCATCAATATCCAGGTCACTTCAGTTGGCGGGATTCCTCCATCGCGGCAAATTTCCGACCCATTTGAAGAGCTCTACCAGATCGGCAAGGCCATTATGCCGCCATATGACCCAGCGCAGTTGGTGATGCTAGCTGAAACCAATGAAGTTCATGCAGCGGCGTTAGAGGCGGTTGCCGCTGACACGGTAGGGCAAGGTTGGCATTGGGAAGCAATTCGTCCTGGGGCCGATGAAGCCTATCGGGACGAAATCGCTCTTGTTCTCGATGAGCTCAACCCAGAACACACGTTCGCCGAATTGCTCTACCAGGCGGCTTGGGAATTGCGGGCTGTTGGGTGGAGTGCATGGGAAGTGGTGCGCGACGAAGATGGATCAATCGGGGCTGTGTATCCGATTCCAGCGCATACGCTCCGCCTAACTAGGGACCGCAACTTGTTTGTCCAAGAAGTAAATGGGCGATTCCGTTATTTTAAGGCTTTTGGGCTTGAGGCTACTGTAGATGGCGAGACTGGAGAATATACGGACGACACCGATGACCCAGCATCAGAGGTGATATTCTTCACGCGCTACCATGGAAGAAGCCGATATGGCGTTCCTTCATGGATTAGCTGCATACCATCGATTGCAGAGTACAATGCAATTCGCGATTACTCGGTAGCATTTTTCGATTCCTCTGGTGCTGTTGGGCGGATAGTTCGTGTCCAAGCGCCCGCGACATTGCCCCTTGAGCAATATATCGACGAACTCAAGACAGAGCTTGATAACGCCATTGGCCAACCACGGAGAACGCTCGTTCTCGGATTCCCAAATGATGTCTCATTTGCCGTTGATCGGCTTGGCCCGGATGTGCAAGAAGCGTCGTTCATTCGCCGGCGCGAGGATCTGGTCAAAGCCATTTTGATGGCGCATTCAGTGCCACCATATCGTATTGGTTGGGCCGTGCTTGGGCCAATGTCGAGAGACACTGAGGTTTTCACGCTTCAAGGATGGAAGCCGATTGCCGATGTTGCCGTTGGCGAACCTGTCCTCACCTACCAGTCTGCATCGCATGAACTGCAATTCCAGCGCGTTGAGCAAACGCACCGTTATTTCTATGAATCACTCGTCACCCTCGAAGGGCCAACGGGCATAGCGATTCATGCGTCCCCAGATCATCGCATGTGGGTGGCCCTTAATGATGGTCCATACCAGTGGATGACTGCTGGGGCATTACTGGAGCTTCATGTGCGTCATCCTGATATGGTGATGCGCATGAAAGCCGCTGCCCCGCCAGCGCGCCAAGATGAGGCAACGTGGCGCCTCATCTTGCGCCATTGGCACGGCATCCTTGACATGCATCGCGAAGATCGGCCAGATCTCATTTGGATCTGGACGGACCGCAGCAATACCTACCGAGCGAAGGATGCTTATCAGGCGAACCTTTTCCAACTGACCGCATTGGTTGCTGGCGTTGCATCGTCTGTTTCGGGCAACATTGTACGCGCGCACGATACTGACGAAATTCTTGTGACGCGTGTAGGCTTGGTGCCATATCACGATGATGCATTCTGCCTCACGGTTGCCAATGGTGCGCTGGTATACCGGCGAGCTGGGCACGTGTTTATTGCAGGCAACTCACTTGGTGGCAACGCTGCGCGCGAAATGATCCGCGCCTACCGTCGTGGTGTTATTGAGCCATTGCAAATGGTGCTCGAAAACCGCATCAATAAGACGCTATTTTCTGGGAAGGGGCTTCAGCTTGTTCCAGCTGGATGGCGTTGGCGCCTGAACAATCTTGATTTCCAGGAGACAGAATTGCAACTCAACATTGCGACACGTGCCATTGACCGAGCTATTATCACACCGAACGAGGCACGAGCCACCCTGGGATTCCGGCCAATTGACGACGAGGCCCTCAACACGTTCTACCTTGCTGGTAAGCCTATCACCAGCGTGGAACGACCACCAGAATTACCAGCTGAAGCAAGCTCCGGTCGAACGCCGCAACAGGGGACGAACTCGTTGCAAGACCGCGCGAAAGCGTGGGCGCAGGGACGAATGCGGGAGCGGAAACCATGGCAGCCATAGAAAAAGTGGCTGTGTACCGGATTACAAAGCCTGAACACGTGCGAGCATTGCCTGATTCTGAGCTCCTTAATCTGCACCGGCGATTGCATCAATTGGATGCGATCCTTCGTCGTTATGGCCGCCCGCGGGAATATTTCACGATTAACCGACATGTTTGGGTTGTCGAAGAAATGCGCAGGCGGAACTTCCACCACCACACGGTGGATGACTTAGATCGCGAGACGGAACGCCTCTTGTCGGCATCGTCGCCGGTTCATTGGTTGGAAGAACATTTATCAGCCGCGGAGGAAGTAGTTCTGGTCCCGCATTATGTCAGCATTGTTGGGTCTGCAGTGGAGGAGCAGAATCCGCGCGACTTAGACGTGCTACTCAGAGAGGATGAGCGCCTTCTCTCCAAGGGATGGAGGGAGAGCGTCTTATTGGCTGTCCGGCAACTGCTGGACCCAGAGAAAACTGGGCTTCAGCTTCACCTGGTATGTAATCCCCAGGGCCCACATCTAATCGGTGATCGTGGGTATATTCCCGTTTATGATCTCGTGCTGCGCCCGAGGAAGCAATTGGAAATCCTCCGCGATATAGAGCCACTGACGCCATTGAGCCGTTACACGGTCCAGAAGCCTCTCATGGCAGGTGTGACCGATTTCGTGTCAACGCAGGAACTCTGGGAACGCTGGGCATCCAAAGCAGCAGAAGTAACGCCACTTTATGCAAGCCCGAAAGTTGACGGATATCGCCTTATTCTTGGCAAAGATGAAAATGGGCAAAGCCGGGCATATCTTGAGGACATGGGCGAGGACCATAGCGGGGAATTGGAGCTTTTGCTCTCGGAACTTCCTCCTGGGACCTTGGTCGAGGGAGAGCTCTGCGTTCTCTATGGCAATGAGTGGCTTGCGCGACCGCAGATTGCTTCTTATTTAGCCGGCCGCATTGAAGGAGTGCCGTATTGCTTTCTGTATGACATCTTGGTCGCGAATGGCGAGGATATCCACTCGCGGCCATTTGAAGAACGATATCCAGTGCTCCAAAAGCTTGCGACAGACCATCTCGTGGTATTGCCGCAGGAAGTGATTCGCTCAGCAGAAGAGCTTGAGCGGGCCGCAAAGCGTTTGCTCGCATGGTCGCATGTCCACGGCGGGCCGCCGATAGAAGGTCTCGTGGTTCGGCGTGCCGATATGCCATATGTTTTTGGCCCCACGCAGTTCTATGCGAAGTGGAAGATTGGAATAGAACTCAAGGTCGAAGTGGTCGCTGTACATCGCAAGAGGAATGGCTGGACTTACACTGGTGCACTGCGCGATGGGGAGCGAAGAGTTGTCCTTGGTGATACCTTCGTCACCAAAGAGAAACTTGCCGACGTCGGCGACACATTAAATGTCCTTGTCGAGGAGCTTGTCATCGACAACAACGGCACTCTCTCATGGGGGAAGCCAAGCCCTCAGGGCGTTGACCGCAGCCGTCCAGCATATACTGTCCGGCAGGCAATCGATTTGGCGCGCCGTTACGGTGTCCTCAAGCAATATGTCGATGTTGATGCATCGGCGGACGATAACGAAGATGATGTTCACGACAATGATGCGTACACCGCGGTAAACACCAGGGTAAATACCGGAGCAAACGGCGAGGTAAAGACCAAGGTAAACAGCGAGATAAACAGCGAGGCATCCACGAACGATGAAACTGACGCGGGTGGCGAAACAAGACTCAGCAATAATACCGGCGGCAACGCTATTGCCGCTGCCAAAGATGACATTGAGAAATTCGCCCAACAAACCGTGACCGTTATCCCCTGGGAACATGAGATGCAAAAGCAGGGCGAGGAAGAAGAGCAGGAGGACGAGAGACCAGTTTATCGCCCATTCTTCCGCTCCATTGGTTCGCTTTGGTCTTATGTTCAGGAGCTCTTGCCGCTTCTGCCAGCGAAGATTGAGCGGCTTGTAGAGCCTTTTGGGGGGAATGGAACGCTCATCTGGGTACTAGATCCGCCAGAGGGAGCAGTCATTGCGGACAGCGACGAGAGCATCATTCGGCTCTTTCGGATTTGCCGCGATCTTACCCCAGATGATTATCGCAGGCTACGTAGCGCGTATTGGATCGGCGATAAAGATTATTATGCCAAGCTGTACGACGGACCAGAGCCAGAAGACGACATCGAGTGGTTCTATCGTGAACTCTACTTGTATCGATTCAGCAGCCATGGCCGATGGCACAAGGACTTCCGACTTTCGAATTTGGGGCAGAAATACCGCTGGGAGAAGCGCGTACGGGCTGCACAAAAGCGCCTGCGGCAGAACGTCACTTTGGAGGTTGCCGATTTCCGGGAAACGCTTGAAAAATATGACCAGCCAGGCACGTTCTTTTTCCTCGATCCCCCTTGGCCTAAACAAGGCAAACGCTATTATCGGCATGCGATGGTTAGCGTGGAAGAAATAGCCGATGCTGTGCGCAAGGTTCGACACGCTGACGTGATGATTGTTATCCAGGGGGACCAGCAGCAACTTCGGCCACTGCGCGAACTTGGATGGATCGAGCGGAAATTCCCGATCACCCATAGCTGGGCAGCAGTCAACACGGAGGACCGGAAGATTGTCCGGAGGAGATCCTGGGTCTCAGTGTTCATGAATTACGAGCCTGTACAGAAACAGGAAAGCAAGAGGCCGGACCTCTCAGAAGAGACTGAGACGCGCGGTGAGCTGGCGCTGCGTCACTGGGAAGAGCATTGGCATGAGGCGATGCCTCTTTCTGGGAAGCCACAGCCATTTATCGTCCAGGCTCATGTGCGTGGTCTCACGGCAGAAGAAGCGAGATTGGTTGCAGATGGAACATGGGGGCTGCAGGATATCCTTGAGCACACAAACCACAGCCTTCATTTCGACATGCGATTGGCAACGGATCGGGGGAATTTCTGGTGGGGCATTACATTGTTTGCGGGAACGATGCAAGAAAATCTCCCGCAACTCCGCCTTTATCGAATGCAACACGACCCTGATGTGAGATTCGAATCGGCCCCGAAACTTTTTGGCCCAATGGCATGGTTCAAAGTCGGGGTTGGGAAGCCGATGGTTGTGCCTCCATCAGGCGTGGGCTCAACGTCGCGGGCCTGGTCAGCATTCTTTGCTATTGAGCAAGGCACTTATCAACTTGGCTTTGCCCGGCAGCATGCAGTTGAGCTGTATCTCGACGGAGAGCATCTCAAAGGGCGCTTTGTTTGGCAGTATGCTGATTTCGGGGGAAGAAGAGCATGGATTTTTACAAGGCCGCGCGACCAAGCCCCTTATGCCGCAAAACACAATCTGGAGGAGGTTGTGAAGCAAGTTCGTGAACGCAATCAGCGATATTTGGTCTGGCCTAAAGATCCCAACGACCTTTCTGCTGGCCATCGCCTGATTGATGTTGAGAAACTGAAGCGTTTAATTCGCAGTATCCCAGAACGGCGATACACATTAGCAGTCGCATTCCCACTCAATGAGGTTGACGCACACGGCGATATTGTTACGTCATTAGAAGAGCTAGAAAATGCTGCCTGGAATTTCTTACAACGGCGTCGCAAGGTGGGACTCATGCATCAACCAGGAACCGAAGGGGCTGGTGAGGTTGTTGAGAGTTACATTTACCGAGGTCCGCGCTGGGAAATTAATGGGGAGGTGGTGGAACCTGGTGACTGGTTGCTTGGTGTAGTATGGAGAGAGGATGCATGGCAGAAAATAAAGGATGGACATTTTACGGGGTACTCCATTCAAGGATGGGGGAAGCGGGCAACGCCAAAGAGGACGCAAAGAGATGAATAGTCTGGCGAGAAGCGAAAATCTGGAGAGTGCCATGGCAGTCATCACGGAATACCGCGATGAAAGAGAACAATTCGCCAAAAGCATTCATGGGCCGGATAACCCAGATCGCCAAGAGAATGCTGTCTACGAGCTGCAGGACATCGAGGTTGAACGGGTCGATGCAGTCGACCGACCTGCAACAGGGCGTAAGTGGCTCATTCTGAAGTCAGAAGAGGAGGATGAGCAAATGGTAAATATTGATGAGTTCGAGAGCATTGTCCGCACTGCTCTAACGCAAATCAAAATGGAACATGACCGTGGGGCGCTCACGCTTTCCGAGCAGTCCGCTGCGGCGCTTAATGCCTTGGCTGCGCTTGTTGGCGAGGGAGGAGAGCTCTTCCACGCTCAGGCCGCTGCAGAGCCGGTCCAAGAGGCCGCGCAGGAGAGTGCTACCGAGCAGCAAGCTGAGCTTGCGGAAAGCGTGCCCGCTGCCACTCAGGAATCAGAAGAAGCGGAGCGAAAGGAGGCTGCGGAGGAAGGACAAGATTCCTATGGGTATGGCTATCCTGATCCACAAATGCTTGCCATGATCCTAGACGAGCTCAAGGCTATTCGCCAGCTGCTGGCGGAGATGGTGCAGAAGCAATCCGTCCAGAAGTCTGCGCCACCGCCGTCGAAGCAACCGGATCCCGCAGAGCGAGTCTCGCGCATCCCGCGATGGGGCGAAGGACTTTTCGCGGACGTCATTTTTGGGCCACGCCGCTAATGGCAGCACGAAGGATTCCGTAACATTCGCTCGAAAGTAAAGGAGGAACAGACAATGCCGAAGACCGCTCGTGAATGGTTGGAAAAGGCTACGTTCACCACGGATGACCTGAAGT